CACCTAGCCTCATCGGATTACCAGAACTGGAATACGCAAAGTTTATGGACTTCGCTGGACTCGGAATCCGCTTCCATAAAAGACCATTCGAGTTTCATAAGGGATGGGTCTTAGTCCATGGCGATGAGGGATCAATGAACTCCAATGCTGGACTCACAGCTCTAGGGCTGGCTAAGAAGTTCGGCAAGTCTGTAGTCTGTGGTCACACTCACAGGGCAGGCATTAGTGCTTTCACAGAGGGCATAGGAGCCTCATACAGGACACTTTGGGGCTTAGAGGCAGGAAATGTCATGGACAAGAAGAAAGCCTCTTATTTGAAGGCTGGGAGTGCTAATTGGCAGATGAGCGTGGCAGTCATTGAGACACATGGAGACCGCGTTAGCCCAATGCTAGTGCCTATAAACAAGGATGGGTCATTTACCCTTTATGGACGACTTTACGCTTGATGTAGTCCGCACGATTGACACGATGATTGACGAGTCAGATTTGTTACCATTTCGTTATACAAATGTCCGTTGATTAGTCTGGACTTTGTGTCACAATAATTCAGTAAGCCAGTCGAGGGCACTGGATGCAGATAGGTACAAAGATGAGCAATGAAGTGTTTGTAGATCGATTGTTATCAGTTGAAGAAGTCTCTGAAAGAACCTCGTTAGGTCGTTCAACATTATGGCGTTTAGTTAAAACTGGACAATTAAAATCGTATAAGATTGGTCGTTCTTTAAGGTTTAAGGAAAGCGATTTACGCAATTTTATGAATGAATTGCAGGTATCAAAATGAGCAACAATGACAAGCTGCTAATTATCTGCCTTATTGGAGCAGGTATAAGCTTTATTATATGGGCGTTACAATCCTACAAAGAAGCCTATGAACGCGGACATCGCGATGGCTGGCACAAAGGCAGAGCTGTGAATCGCTCAGAGTTCTGGTCAGAATGAAACATGCAGAAATACTTAGTTCTGCCACCGACCTTTACTCGGACAGAGGACTCGCTTACGGCCACCCAAGTGACAATATGGCACGAGCAGCACGACTTATCAGTGCCTACCTTGAAATGCCAGTGGAAGATTACCAAGTTGCAGTTATCCTATCGCTGGTCAAAATCGCAAGAACAATCGAAGATGGATCAAGAGTCGATTCTTGGATTGATGGAGCCAGTTATCTAGCAATCGCTGGACAACTCAAGACAGAGGAGAATGCACTCTATGTTTAATTTAGCCGATTACGAACCAGTCGAGGTGAGACTTGAAAAGTTTATTAAGGACTATCCAGATTTTCGCATTAGCACTGAGTTGGAAGTTGTGGAAGCTAGTAGATATATCGTTAAGGCATATCTCTATAAGACTAGCCAAGATAGCATCGCATGGGCGACAGGGTACGCGGAAGAGACAGTTAGCACTCGCGGGGTCAATCAAACTTCTGCACTGGAGAATTGCGAGACATCTGCTATTGGCAGAGCACTTGCAAATGCGGGTTATGCTCCTAAAGGAAAGCGTCCTAGCAGAGAAGAAATGAGCAAGGTTGCACCAAACCATCCAGCTCTTAAAGTAGTCAAGCAAGAAGTAAAGCCAGCACCACAGGACATTAAAGAGGGTGACACTGATTACTGGACTACACCAATCGGATCATCTGTCAAGACCACACTCGCTCCAGTAACACTAGAGAGTGCAATGGCTACTGTGACAGAGATTCTAGGTACTGCAGAAGCTTTAGATGCTCCAACATGTCAGCATGGTCACATGGAATGGCGTACTGGTAATTCTAAAGGTCGTGATTGGGCTGGATATTTCTGTGCCACCAAGGGTCAAAGTGGTGGGATGGATAAATGTCCTACGCATTGGTACAACTTATCGAGCAGTGGCAAATGGGAACCACAGAAGGCGAGGGTATAATGGGGTACGCAGAATTGCACACAGCTGAAGGATGGGTCAATGTCGAGGACATTCCTATGATCGAAACAGTTATCTGCCAACTGTGCAATGAGCCAACAGAAGCGCAGGACATTACAATTACTGCAAGAATCGAAGCAGGTGTAGTAGTTGCTGGCACTTGGTCATGTAACAAATGCAGGGCAGTCAATGGATAAGGAAACGCTACTTATGATTCTGACATTAGCTCTATTCATTGGCGGCATTGCAATGGGTTACATGGCTGGCTCAGGTAATGGATGACACTGTTGAATGTTCTAGATGTGAAGAAGCAACTCCCGAATCTGACCTTATGGAAGTTTATGCATGGTGGTTATGTGGGATTTGTTATGACGATGTGTAATGGCTAGTCAATCAAGAAAGCACAGAGGTTTTCGCACAGAGCGAGTTGTAGCTGAGTACCTATCGACTCAGTGGCAGGGCGCATGTGTGGGAAGGGGTAGTGGCAAGGATATTGTTAATGTGCCATTTGATGTTGAAGTTAAAGCCCGCGCTGGATTTCAACCGCTTGCGTACATAAAGCAATTAAAGGCTCGGACATCCATTTCGGGGGAATTGGGATTCGGAGTCATTCGGCTAAATGGGCAGGGAGAAGATGCAGCGGAGTATGCCTGCATCATCCGATTAGCTGATCTCTTGCCACTACTCATATTAAAATACGGACACTTAGATAAAGAACCTAAAGAGACTGACATCGAGCGATGCAGTTGTGGTTCATGGATGATTGGGAGATGCCTTACATGCCAGCCTACGATTACAAATGTGGAAGATGCGGATTAAAGAATGAACTGCATCATGGCTGGCACGACAAACCAACAGTTCTATGCACTTATTGTAATGAACCTATGATCAAGTTAATTAGTCCAGTAGGAGCAATCTTTAAGGGAACTGGTTGGGGCAAAGATAAATAGTTACACACACCTGTGGATAAGTAGGGGCAGAACTTCACTTCACGCTTAGTTAGGACACGAGTTATGCACATCATTGACAAGCATGGTACGCTAACGGCGCAGAGCCTCTCAAAGGCTCACCGCAAGCCCTTCAAGGGCGTAGCTTGCGGGGTGCTAGTAGCTATTGGGATAGCTCTATGCATTATGCCTGATGCAGGTGGCTCTAAACCAGTGCAATATATTGACTATAAGACTTATGCGTTATATCTATTAGACTTTAACTATAAAGAACATAGATGCTTATTAAAGCTCTATGGTAAAGAATCAGCATGGAATCCATTAGCAAAGAATGGAAGTCATGTAGGTATTCCTCAAGGTAGAAGTGAATGGCTTGCAACCCAAGATGGTTGGTCTCAGGTACGATGGGGGCTTGACTACATAGGACACAGGTATGGTGAGCCTTGCATTGCATTAGATCATTGGAGAACTAAAGGGTGGCATTAGATAAGCTGAACTCAAGACGCTATAGAGTTCATAAGCAACGAGTGTTTGATAGAGATGGACGCATCTGTCGCTACTGTGGCAGTGATGAAGAGCCATTGCACATCGACCATATAATCCCCCGCAAGGTCGGTGGTACTCACGATCTAGATAACCTTCAAGTCCTATGCAAGGCATGCAACTTACGCAAGTCAAGCAAGGAAGAAGGCGTTTTTTTAGCACAGACGGCTACCCCCCCTGTCTTTTCTTCCCGTCTCTCCCCGATGCAGTCGGAGCCAATGCTGGACAGTCCTTTTACAGTCCGACCTAATCCCATTCCATGACGACTAAGCCTAAAAAGACCCAACCGCTACGAGGGGCAACCAAGCCGAGGGTTCATAGCCCACTTCTTAAAGGCAAGACCAGAGCTAATGAAGTAATTGAAATGGTTGAGCGTCTAAAGATGGACAAACTCATGCCTTATCAGGAGTTCATCCTTAAAGACATGATGATGGTGGATAAGAAGAACAATTACAGGCGCAAGACGAGCCTGCTGCTTATAAGTCGGCAGAATGGTAAGTCTCACCTAGGCAGAGTCAGAGTTATTTGGGGAATGTTCTATGGAGACGAAAAGAAGATAATTATTATGTCTGCCAACAGAGCTACATCGCTCATGCTCTTTCGAGAGATTGCATGGATCATAGAATCAACACCAGAGCTAAAGGCCATGACTAAGGTAATTAGGTATGCAAATGGCGGGGAAAGAATAGAGTTGCTTAATGGAGCCACTCTCGATGTAATCAGCGATAACTCGTCCTCTCCCAGAGGTCGCACTGCTGACTTCTTATGGATTGATGAAATCCGAGAAATCTCAGAAGACGGCTATAAAGCAGCAGTACCAGTGACCCGCGCTCGCGCTAATGCTCAGACATTTTTGACTAGCAATGCTGGTGATGTTTTCAGCAGTGTGCTTAATTCGCTTGTCGAGCGCGCCAAAGAGTATCCACCAGAAACTTTTGGCTATTATGAGTATTCTGCTCCACAGTATTGCAAAATAGACATAACACTAGATTCCTTTTGGCGAGATGCAGTAGTACCTAGCAATCCTGCTTTGGGGTACATAATTACTAAAGAGTCGATTGAAGAAGCAATCGCTACAGCTGCTACAGAAACCACGAGAACCGAAACGCTATGCCAATTCGTGGATTCTTTGCAATCACCTTGGCCTTTTGGCATTCTTGAGGATACTAGCGATAACACGCTAGAAATTGCAGTTGGGGCTTATACTATATTTGGTTTCGATGTCAGTCCTTCGAGAAGGAACGCATCTTTAGTTGCTGGACAATTACTTCCAGATGGAAGGATTGGCATTGGAATCATGCAGACTTGGAGTTCTCAGGTCGCAGTAGATGATCTAAAAATTGCAGCTGAGATTAAAGGCTGGTGCGATCTGTTTCATCCGCGAATGGTCTGTTATGACAAGTACGCGACTCAATCCATAGCCGATAGATTAAAGCAGGCTGGAGTTATGACTGAAGATGTCTCAGGCCAGCAGTTCTATCAGGCGTGTGGGGATTTGCTCACTGGATTAGTGACGCATAAGGTCGTTCATAATGGGCAAGCGGAACTTATCCAACAGATGAATAACTGTGCAGCCAAAGTCAATGACTCAGCTTGGCGTATCGTAAAAAGACGTAGTTCTGGCGATATTAGCGCGCCCATCGGAATTGCAATGGTGGTAAGCAAGTTAATGCTTCCAGCACCTAAGCCTCAGATTTATAGTTAGACACGCACTAGCATATTGTCTAATCTCTTGACAAATGCTACAATTTCTGTCTATGGGTATCTTCTCGCGTA